AGCAGATACCTTTGTTGTATCTTGAGCAGCAGTAGATGTTGCCGAATACCAGCGGTCTGCGGTATATCCAGCACCAAGGCCGCTTACTCCACGCTGCCAAATGTCCATCCCACCATTAGCCAAGAAATTCTTAGCCCCGACATAAGGAGCCGCTGCTCCTGCCGAGTTCTGCTCTACCGTACTTGTAAGTTGTGCGCGTGACATTATGCACCTGCCTGTGGTGTTGAAGAGTTGGATGGAAGTGTGCTATTTGCTTGCATGGCATCGTAAGTGGTTTTGAGCATAGAGGTAAATTGCTCTGGGGCGGTTTCAATCTGCACCCAATCGGTTGTTGTGCCGTCAGGGTTGTTTACTGTAATTATTTGAGTATTCATTACAACTCCGAACCAATGCCGAAATAGGCATTTGCGTTGTTATTTGAAAGCATCGTATAAGGCCTAAACTGCGTAGCACCTGAAACGGTTGCCGATAGTCCAATGATATTGTTGGTTGAATACGAGCCAGTCAAAGCCGTAATTGCTAAAGTATTTGCAGTATCCCAAGCGCCGACATTTGAAAAATCAATGCTCTGTACGCCAGCGCGAAGTGGAACTGGTGGATATAAAGCAAATTGAATAGCGCTTGAACTTGATGCAATTCCTGAAATTTGAGCCAGCAAAGCATAAGCAACTGAAACAGTATTTCTAAAATAATATCTCATACAGGCATTTAACTCCCCCTGAAGTGTTCCAGTAGCAGTTGTGAATGGTGTTGCCACCGAACCTGATTCAAGTTGGCAACCCCATACATCTAGTGTGTTATTGCCCGCCACTACCTGTAAGGGAAATAACAAATACGAACCAGCGCCGATTGTTTTACCAGCAACGCTTGGAAGAGTTGCGGTTCCAACGAATCTTTGCCAGCCAGTAGATAGTGCAGTTGAGGTAAAAGTAACGGCAGTTCCTACATCGCTAGAACCACCAGAGCCAAAACTCTGAACAAGGTTCATTGAGATGGCGGGGGTACCCGATGCAACTTTTGCCCAGAAAGAAATAGTTACGGTTCTGCCAGCAAATGTTCTAACATCTTCAATTTTCTGGCGTAAAACGTGACCAACCGAAGTATCAGTAGTTGCATAGCGCAAGAAGTAGTTGCCTTCATATCCTGCGACTGGAGCAGTGCCAGGAGTAAAAGCCTGTTGGCTAACTGTGGTTGTAGCGCCACTAATGTTTAGAGCATCCCATCGGTCTGCGGTGTAAGAGTAAGCAGTTCCGCCACCTGAAAGATTGAAACTTGTACCGCGCTGCCAAATACCAAAATCGCCGTTGATAATCTTGTTCTTGCCAGCCACAAACAAAGGCCCTGCCCACGATACGCCTGTGCTGGCAGAAGAGTTTGCAACGAGTGTTGAGCCGTCAGCGCCTACTGCGAGGTTAGTGACTGATGAAGCGCCGTTGCCAACAATTAAATCGCCCTTAGCGGTAACTGTATTAGAAGATATCGCTGTTGGGATAGCAAAAGAAGAGAAAGTAACAATCTCTATTACATCCCCCGCTACTAGAGCATTAACAAGAACTACAGATGTGCCGTTAGTGGCTGTATAGTCTGCGGTTCTAACAAGGAGAACTCCATTAACGTAGACCTCTTCTTTACCTACTAGGTAAGAGATTGTGGCACCGTTGGAGTCTGTGCCAGATATTGTTGTCTCTCCACCTGTAGCGTTATAGGTGTATCTGTTTACGGTACCAGCGCCACCGTTTACACTTGAGACTGTCATTAGGAGATTTCACTTCCAAATGCATTGAATGACGTTGTTGCGCTAGATGCGTAGACGCGGAGTTGATCACCTGTAGCGAGTGTGATACCTACAGTCAAGACTGTTGTATCTGAGGCGGCTACTGTGGCACCATAGACGATCCACGAGAGCGCTGCTGCTGGGGATGTTGAACCGCCAGACTTGACTACCGCAATACGGTATGTGGCAGCAGTGGCTGCCTGATTACAAACGGTAATAGTAGAGACTACAGCAGAGGTAGCAGATGGAACCAGATACAACTGGGTCTCTGTTGTGGCTGATGGGGCTACTTGACCCAGTACTTTGTAAGCGGTGGCCATGGGACTCCTTTAGAGGTATTGGCTATAGGTTAAATGGTACAGAGCCAATTTGTGGGCTAAAGTGACCCTATGAATTTGGTGCAAAAATCGGTTTCTCAGGGTGGAAAATTAGCGCCCATCATCATACCTAGCGCTTTGACCAACGGTCTTGGCCTAATGAATCCTTCTGTCTACATAGACGATGACGGTGACATCTTAGTTAATCTTCGTCAGGTTAATTACACCCTGTATATCTCTGAAAATGAAAAGCGCTTTTTCTCTCCTTGGGGGCCGCTTACCTACCTTCATCCAGAGAAGGATCAACGCCTAGTAACCAATAATTTTTTATGCCGCCTTGATAAAGATTACAACGTCATCAACTACACCAAGGTAGAGATGCTAGAACTACATACCCCTATCTGGGAATTTGTTGGCCTCGAAGATGCCCGTGTAGTCCAATGGGATGGCGATTACTACCTGGTTGGAGTCCGTCGTGATACCACGACCAATGGACAAGGTCGCATGGAGTACAGCAAGGTAGAAATAGACAAAGAAAACTGGACTGTCAAAGAGATCCAGCGAGTACGAGTTCCAGCCCCACTACACGAAGATACGTCGTACTGTGAGAAGAACTGGATGCCCGTCCTTGATGACCCTTATCACTTTGTTAAGTGGGCTATGCCTACAGAAGTTGTTTGGGCCAATCCTAACGAGCCTGAGTGTAAACAGACTACAGTAAATGATAACGTTCCTAGACCACCCATTGATCAACGAGGTGGTTCTCACGTTGTTGCTTGGGGTGACTACTACATCTGCGTTACACATGAGGTTAAACTGTGGAGAAACTATTTAAACCAAAAAGATTCAACCTATAGACACCGACTAATTGTTTGGGATAAAGAGTTTAACTTTGTTGGTCTTAGTACAGAGTTTGCCTTTATGGATACTCCTATTGAGTTTTGTGTTGGGGCCGCCCTAATTAACGACAATTTACTTTTAAGTTTTGGCGTACAAGATAACTCAGCATTTGTGCTTGAAGTTCCACAATCTGTTGTTAACGAATTGATTGAAGAGGCAAAAACATATGGCAATTAAAGAACTGGCAATTGACGTTGCTTTTGACTCCTTTAACCCTGAGAAAAACTTTGCTTTGGCTAATGCCTATTACGATCAAGGGCAGTACTCTTCTGCCGCTGGGTTCTATCTTAGGGCTGCGGATCGTGGATATAAGACTCATCCACTTATTGCTTACACCTCCCTGCTGAGGATGTCCCTCTGCTTTACTCAACAAGGAGAACGCAGCGCTACCGTCTATCAAAATACGTTACAAGCACTTACTCTTCTTCCTGGGAGACCAGAGGCGTACTTCCTACTGTCACGCATTCATGAGCGCAATAAAGAATGGCAGAAGGCATACACCTTTGCAGAACTTGGCCTTGTACATACCATCGCAAGTTATAATCAACCACTTCCTGTCTATGTAGAGTACAACGGCCCATACGTATTGATGTTTGAGAAGGCTGTTTCTGGCTGGTGGTTAGGGCGTAAAGAAGAGAGCAAGGAGTTGTTTACACATCTTCTTGATAACGTTGAGATGTCTCAAGAGTATCTCAATGGCTGTATTAACAATATGAAGTTGTTCTAATGTTTCCTAATTGGTTTCAAAACGTCTCCCCATACTTTGACCGCAAATGCCCTGAAGTTCCTTTGCGTGCATTACAGATTGGTACCTATACAGGGGATGCTACAGAATGGCTACTTCTTAATAGAAACATTTTGACTATTGATGATGTGGACACTTGGGCAGGCAGTGAAGAAGAACAACATGAACATTTAGACTTTTCTTCTGTAGAGGAGTATTACGACTCTCGCTTTAAAGATAACCCAAGAGTTATTAAAAATAAGATGACTAGTGATGAATTCTTTAACCAGAACAAAAAGACCTTTAATTTTATCTACATAGACGGTAGCCACACTGCCCTTCAAACGGCTTTAGATGGCCTCAACGCCTTTAAAGTCCTTGAACCTGGTGGCGTTATTGCCTTTGACGATTACCTATGGGCAGAGGGCGGCAAACCCTTCCTAGAGCCTATGCGGGGTGTCAATGCCTTTATGCAAGTTTGTGCAGGCGAGATGAATTGCCTAGAAGACGGATATCAGATGTGGTTTGTTAAATGCTAGAGAATGCTTGTTTTGAAGTATTTCACACTGACACAGGAAATAAACTTCGCAATCAATCTTATGACGGAATTCTTAAGAGCGTGTCTTTTCTCCCTAGACTTGGTTCTCCTACCATGTACCTTAACACCGTTGATAAGGTAGAGAACTTCATCAATCTGCACCCAAACTTTAAGGTCAATACTGTAGAAGATTACTGCCAACCAGGAGAGACCTTCCCACCATCTGCTGGAGTTGTGGGTGTATGGGCAAGTAATTACAAGGCTTATAAGAAGTTCTTAGAATCCGATTACGACACACTGCTTCTCTTTGAAGACGACATTCTTGTAAGTAAGAACTTTAAATCCGTCATTGAAACGTATATGCGTCAACTTCCTGTTGATTGGGATTTCTTCTCGTTCTTTGTTCCTGAAGATTCTCTCTTTGCCTACAATGAAGATACTCACACTATTGGGGCAGAAAATGTTTGTATCTCATATCAACAGTGGTCATGCGCTGGTTACATGGTAAGCCGAGAAGGTGCACGAAAGGCTGTAGAGGATATAGAGTCACGAGGCATCAATTGTCCTGTGGATTGGTACATCTTTAACTTTCGTATGAAGAAAGAAGAGAACCAAAAAACTTTTTACACTTATACATTAAAGCCAGGAAATTATCGCCCCATAAACTTCTTAAAGGGTGCAGCCGAATATACCCAGATTCACAATGGAAGTACTGATTTACTAAACTAGTTACATTCCACCAAACAACAAGATTGTTACTGTAGGGTCTGCTGCAACTTGTCCAATAAGTCCCTGTACACCCTGCACGCCTTGAGTACCCTGAACGCCCTGTGTACCCTGCGTTCCCTGCACACCCTGCGTTCCCTGTGCGCCTGTAGTTCCTTGAATAGATAGGCTTTGTACACCTTGCGTACCTTGCGTACCTTGCGTTCCTTGTACACCTTGAGAACCAAGGGTACCTTGTGCACCAGTAGTACCCTGAATACCGATCGCACCATCAAGGTTAACTGTCCACGAGGTATATGTTCCAGAACCTAGGCTACGGGTGACTGTGATAGTCAATGATCCAGTACCAGAGTTATATGCTGTTACATCTCCATAAATAATGTTAGAGATAGTGTTGGCAATAATAACTGACTGACCTACTGAGTAGGAAAGGTTAGTTGCAACTGTAAGAGTCTGAGAACCAGACGCTGGAAGAGTAAGCGAAGTTGTAGAAGATGTTTGGTACTTATCTCCTGCTGTTCCTTGTGAACCAAATGTTCCTTGAAGACCTTGAGTACCCTGTGTTCCTTGGGCGCCTTGCGCACCAGTGGTACCTTGAACTCCTTGAACACCCTGAGTTCCCTGTACGCCTTGTAGACCCTGTGTGCCTTGAATAGATGGACTCTGTACTCCTTGAATACCTTGAACACCCTGGACGCCTTGGACGCCTTGAGTTCCTTGTGTGCCCTGCACACCTTGAGAGCCAGTAGTTCCCTGAGAACCTTGAACGCCCTGTGTGCCTTGAGAACCCAAAGTACCTTGCACACCCTGTAGCCCTTGAACACCCTGCGTACCTTGAGCACCTGTTGCTCCTTGACTACCAAGGGTTCCTTGAACTCCTTGTAGTCCTTGAACTCCCTGAACGCCTTGTACACCCTGTACTCCTTGAGTACCTTGAACTCCCTGAGTACCCTGTAGGCCTTGTGTGCCTTGGATGGCGTAAGCAACTTGTGTGGCAGTAAGAATGATTCCTGGTGTTACTGGAGTTGTTGGGGTTGTTCCTGCAGAAATTGTTTCAATAGAAACTGTTGTACTTTCTGACTGCCACATGAAGGTAACAACGTCATTAGCGTTAAAGGTGTAGACGTAGTTAACAGTCTCAATAATTTGACCTGAAACGGAACCGTGTGATTGCGGAACAGTCATTTGGCTATTGGAGTATGGGGCATCTACGCCGTTAATACGAAGCCATAGGTTAACGTTGTAAATCTGAGAAGCAGTGTTAACTAATTGTACTGAGATAGTTATGCTATAAGTTCCTTGATGCAAGAACTTAATAGAATTTCCACCAAGTGTTTCAACACCGTTATTTTCATAGGTGTTGTTAATACTGATTGGGTACGCAGTTGTTGAGTTTGCTACTGTTTGTTGAGTAGTGTCGTAGAAAGAACCATAGTATGCGATTGTTCCACCAGCACCAGTTGCACCAGTAGCACCTTGTACACCTACACCACTAGCCTGTGTCCACAAAATAGCGTCTGTACCAATACGGATAGAACCATCTGGGTTAGAGCCGTTGGCATACATAAGCCATGCGGTTCCACCGTAAGTTGTTCCGTCAGTAACAAAAACGTAATCGCCTTCTTCTACCTGACCAGCAACGTGGTTATCTGAATCTGTAGCACGAGTAAGTTTCCATTTAGCAGATGCGCCACCAGTTTGAGTTACTGTGTAAATACCGTTTTGAGTGTGAGTTGCTTGACCAGCAATAAGGACGCGATCACCAACTGCTAAAAGAGGAGTTGTGTAACCATCAATAGAGAGTGTTCCGTTAGTTGTTGCAATAATGTAGGCACCAATACCTGTGCCGTTGTCTGCATCTGCAGAGCCATCGTAGTATGTAGCGCCATTACCAAGTGGAGTAGTTTGAATTGCTTCTACAGATTGGTGAGCATTTTGTGAAGAAACAGGTCCTACAGGTCCTTGAATACCCTGTGTTCCCTGTACTCCTTGGGTACCTTGAACTCCTTGTGTTCCTTGAACCCCCTGTGTACCCTGTGTACCTTGAAGTCCTTGTGCTCCTTGAGTACCGAGTGTTCCCTGTGAACCAGTAGTTCCTTGCGTACCCTGTAAACCTTGTACTCCTTGAATGCCTTGGACACCCTGAGTTCCTTGCGCTCCCTGGGCGCCAAGTGTTCCCTGTACTCCTTGAGTTCCCTGGGTACCTTGAACACCTTGGGAACCATTGTATCCCTGAGTACCAAATACACCTTGTGTGCCCTGTACGCCCTGTGTGCCTTGAATAGCGGGTCCTTGAGTACCTTGTGTACCTTGAACGGTGGGTACAGATACATCAATGGTTTTGCCTGTAGAGTGATACGTAAATGAGATGTTGTTCTGTGTTCCGCTTGTTATAGCGTTATACACATGCTCAGGAGTTGAATACAGGTTCTGAACACCCTCTGGAAGATCATCAGTAGATCCTAAAGCCGCCCCTGAAATAGCGGTAGAAACTTCTTGTAAAGATACTCCAGAGTCATTCCACTGAGAACCATCGTATACACGAATTTTACTAGAGACTGTATTGTAGTAAGTGTCTCCAGCAGAATGGCCCGTAGGGTCGCTAGTTAGGTGCAAAAGACCTAGCGGTACGACGTAACTACGGGCCATCTGTAAAACTCCTCACTTAATGTTTAAACAATATACTACAGAAAGTGAGTGCTAAGCCTTTACTACTACTCTGTAGGACTTAGTTGTAATTGGCGCTACCGCAAATCCAACTGTTACGGATGTTGTGGTTACATAAGCAACGTCTGTAACAACTTCCATCTTGGTTGCTGTATCCCAAACGGTAACCATAATATCTTCAGTTCCTAGGTTGTGTGTAACTGTGAACGCTGTAGTTCCAGATGCTCCACCATCGGTTGAATCTCCAGTAATGGTTGTTGCATAGGTTCCAAGTTGACCAGAGAGACCCTGTACACCTTGTACGCCTTGCGTACCCTGTGTGCCGTCAGTTCCCTGAGTACCTTGTGAACCTGTAGTTCCCTGCACACCAGTGGCACCGTCAAGGTTTACTGACCAGTATCCACCAGTACCTGCGCCAATGTAATCCTTAATATCAACGTTAAGTTCATTTGTTCCGCTGTTATAAGAAACTACTCTAGCGTGGATAAGGTTTGCAGTATCAGCAGCAATAACTACATCTTGACCAACTGAGTATGAAAGGTTTGCATCATCAAGTACAAATGTATGGTTTGAATCAGAACCTAAAGTGTAAGAAGTAGTAGAGGTTGTACGGTAACGATCTGAATGTCCATCTGTACCTTGGGCGCCGTCTGTACCTTGAGTACCTTGAACGCCTTGAGTTCCGTCTGTACCTTGAGTTCCTTGTTGGCCATCTGTACCCTGTGTACCCTGCGTACCATCGGTACCTTGGGTACCTTGAGTACCGTCAGTTCCCTGTGTACCCTGCTGGCCTTCAGTTCCCTGTACGCCTTGTGCAGCAAGTAGGTCCCAATATCCCTCAACTCCACCAGGAGTGTAACCAGCAGATGTGTAAACATTGCGATACCAAGTTTGACCCTCGTAGGTAACAACGTCACCAATTGTGTAGGTAATCCCTGGATTATAAGCACCTAGATAATTCCATAGAGCCGCTGTACCTTGGGTACCTTGTGTTCCGTCTGTACCCTGGGTACCTTGAGTACCATCAGTGCCTTGGGTTCCCTGTTGTCCATCAAGACCCTGAGTTCCTTGAGTTCCCTGAGTACCGTCGGTACCCTGGGTTCCTTGAGTTCCATCAGTTCCTTGGGTTCCTTGCGTACCTTGAGTTCCCTGAGCACCTTGTGTTCCATCAGTTCCTTGAGTTCCCTGTGCTCCATCGGTGCCTTGAGTACCTTGTGAACCTGTAGTTCCCTGAACACCAGTAGCACCATCAAGGTTTACAGACCATGCGCTGTCTGCACCGTATGTTCCAGAACCAAGGTAGTCTCTAACAATTACTGAAAGGTTTTCACCATCAAATCCTGTAACAGTTGCGTGAATAAGGGTGTATTCGTTTTGGGCGATTACTACATCTTGACCAACTGAATAACTTAGGTTTAAATCGTTAAGTGTAAATGTAGGGGTTGTTGTACTTCCAAGTAAGAAGTCTGTGTTAGAGGTTGTCTTGTAACGGTCTGAGTGACCTGCTGTACCTTGTTGTCCTTCTGTACCCTGAACACCCTGTGTGCCGTCAGTTCCTTGTGTTCCTTGTTGTCCTTCAGTTCCTTGGGCACCTTGGGTACCATCTGTACCTTGCGTACCTTGCTGGCCCTCGGTACCTTGTGTACCTTGTGTGCCATCTACGCCTTGTGTACCCTGTGTGCCCTGGGTTCCGTGGGTACCTTGTGTGCCTTGTTGACCGTCGGTACCTTGTGTGCCATCTGTACCTTGTGTTCCTTGTGTGCCGTCAGTACCTTGGGTTCCCTGAGTTCCATCTGTACCCTGTGTACCTTGCTGACCGTCAGTACCTTGTGTGCCCTGAGTTCCATCGGTACCTTGAGTTCCTTGCTGACCATCGGTTCCCTGTGTTCCTTGAGAGCCAGTTGTACCTTGTACACCTGTTGCTCCATCAAGGTTAATTGTCCATGAAGAGTAGTTTCCAGAACCAACAATGGTATGAATATTTATTTGGATGTAATCAGATGGCACTGTCTCGTAGTAAGCAACAGTTCCAGTCATGTAATTATTAATGTCGTAAGCAACAACGACATCTTGACCTACTGAGTAAGAAAGATTTTCGTCATTTACATAGAAGACTACGCCATCTGCTACTGCAATATCATTTGCGGTATTAGAGGTTGTCTTATAGCGGTCAGAGTGACCGTCTGTACCTTGAGCACCATCGGTACCTTGTGTACCCTGTTGTCCGTCTGTTCCCTGAGTACCTTGGGTACCGTCTGTGCCTTGAGCACCTTGTGTACCATCTGTTCCCTGAGTTCCTTGCTGACCATCAGTACCTTGTGTACCTTGTGTGCCATCAGTTCCCTGAGTTCCCTGGGTTCCATCGGTACCCTGTGTACCCTGGGTACCGTCTGTTCCCTGTGTACCTTGGGTACCATCGGTGCCTTGTGTACCCTGTGCGCCGTCAGTACCTTGTGTGCCCTGAGTTCCCTGTGTTCCCTGAGTGCCTTGAGTTCCGTGGGTTCCCTGAGTTCCCTGTGTACCTTGAGCACCATCAGCACCTACATAACCTGCGGTTCCTTGTGTACCTTGAACACCATCAGTACCTTGTGTGCCTTGTGTACCTTGAGGACCAAATGCAATCCACGCAGTTCCATTCCATTGCTTAATGTACTTGTCGGTTGTGTCATAGTAAATCTGACCTTCGACAGGGTTCTGTGGTTGGGCGGCAGTTGAAAGGTTCTGAATGCGAGCATTCTGAAGTTCAAGTTTGCCAAGATCAATCGGTGTTAAAAACTTACGTGCCATTCGGTTATCTCCTTAAGATAAGTAGGCTTCGCCTGAAAACGCTGTTGCAAATGTAACTGTTAAGGAGTCCGAATTAGTGTATGTGATCTCGCCTTCGACTATATTACCAGCCGAATCCTGCACTGTAATGTTAGGGTAAAAATGCAAATTGTGGGTGATAACCCACGTACTATTTGCTACCCCTTGGGTGTGAACATACGCCACTCTTTGTGGAGTAAAGTACAGGTTTGTTACACCTTCAGATAGGTCATCTGTAGTTCCTAGTGATGTTCCAGAGATACCTTGAGTACCAGATTCTCCTTGGGTACCTTGTACTCCTTGTGTTCCACTGCCTGTAGATCCCTGTACACCTTGGGTACCTGTTGTTCCTTGTGTACCTTGCGCTCCACCACCAGGTCCAATCGGTCCTTGTGCGCCTTGTATTCCTGTTCCAATTGCGCCCTGAGTTCCTTGTGTTCCTTGTGTACCGCGAGCACCGCCTTGACCAGGACCAACAATAACTGAAGGTCCTTGAACCCCATTGCACTGACCACAACTGCAACCAACTACATGTCTAACGCGTGTCATACGGTAGCCTCTCGTGTAACAAACAGCGCTCCTCGCATGTAGGTTTGTTCGTACCCTGAATCATCAGATGCTGATGCTTGAATATCCCAGAAGCAAAGATCTGGTAAAGCCTCTGTCTGTTGACTTGTAAGTGTCAAAGTTAACTTTGTGTTATCTCCGTCAACAAATTCAATGTCAAATGTTGCAAGAGGAATACCGTCACCAAACTGCATGTGGATTTCAGACTTCCAAGTATACGTTGTTACATCAAATGGGAACTGCAAAGTAACTTCAAAGGAGTCACCTTGATATGCGGTTAAATCAAATGTAGGAACATCTGATGGAAATTGTTGAGAGCCATAAGTAGGCATTGGAAGAAGCGCCCTTTGAGGCATAGAACGATCATCCACTTCTTGAGGAAGATAGATCGGAATATATCGATTACTAAATTTAGCAATACGACGAAGTTGGAATACATCGATCTTGTATAGACCAATACCCAACTGTGAGCACAACTCAATATACTGAGCCTTACGTTGTTGAGTCATCTCCATCAGTTGACGGTAACGCTCGGAGCGAGGTATTTGTACGCCATCAGGAGCGGTGATATCGATGTCAAATGCGGCATCGTTAGCCAGGGTGTAGAGAGACAACGTGGCGGCGTAAACAACTACTGGGTACTCTTCAACACCAGGAAGATTGGTGATAGTCACACCACGACCGTATGGGTCTGCATGGTTCTTGGTGTGCTGGTTAAATGCGTCAGTAATAAAATTGCAAATTTCGTTGTTAGTAAAGTAACGGTAGTACGTTCCTGCTACGACGATTGAGGCTCCCGCATTTGGGAGGGAGTCAAATGTTAGATAACCAGTCTCTTCTTCAACCACGCAGGCATTGGAGACATCTGCGCCATTGACGTGGACAATGAGGTTTGCCCCATCCACAGGAGAGTATGGGATGAGGTAACGATTTGTGACTCCGTCGGCTGTTGTCTGATAGACAAAGGACTTGCCGATATCGCCTATCTCAGAACGAAGGCGTTCCGCCAGACTGGATAACGTAGCCACAAAACCTCCGAAAACTGTTTGGCGTAATCATCTCGTGTTATTCACAATATGTACGCATAAAAAGGTCCAACCCCCAACTGGGAGGAGGGCGGGAACCAGTTGAGGGTCGGACTACTAGCGACGGCTTAGTTTGGCCGCCAAATGTATCCAAGTTCTTCGAGATAGTTTGCTAAGTCTGGAGATACGCGGTACTTGACTCCTGCTTTAAAAGAAAGAGTGTTTCCTACTCCGTATGTCATATCGTCAATATCAGTGATTGTACGAATGATTACTGAGTTGTTTGCTGTACTTACTCCGACGTTTTCAATCTCGTCAAGAACAATAGGTGCTGCTGCATTCGTTGGATCGAATACGTTGGTCTCTAGTGTCTCTGCCTCAATTTGAGCCGCAATTGAAATCTCGTCTTTGCGGTCCTGTAGTGCCTTTGCATTCTTTTTTGCTGCTTGTTCTGCAGCACGTCCTGTTGCGTCCAATGGACTTGTTGGTGTATTTGCCACGGTGTATTTCTCCTAAGTTAGTGTGGTGTTAAGTGGTGGCTGGGGGCCAAAGAAGGAGTATGACCCCCAGACACCTATTAAGTTGTAAAAGTTATTACAAACCAGTTATTAGTTTGTGTAGACTTTCACGATAGCCTGATCGGTAATGACACCGAGGCCCCAGATTGCGTACCATGCAAGAGCGTGCTCACGACCGAAGTCGAGAACGCCACCGTCACGGAGTTCAACTGGAAGAGCGATAGCGTGACCGAAAGCGTTGTCACCAATCATGATTGACTCATAGACTGTTGCAGACGCTGTTGAGTCTGATCCACCTGCTGGGTATGGTGAAGTTGAACCTTCTGGGTTTCCACCCTGACCAGGAGCGGTGTTAGCCTTTACAGGGACATCGGTCTGGTATGAAGGAGCACCAACAAAGTTGGTATAGTCAACAACAGATGAAGAAGCGAACTGCTTGACCTGTGTTGTTTCGATGAAGACTACGTCGTAGAGACGACCGATTTCACCGAGCATGAAGTTACCTGGAGCAGCGTACTTTGTAACTTCGATGAACTCTGGGTTCGAACGAATGTCACGAGACTGCTTTGGGTGGATGAACTGGACGTAAGTCTCGCCCAACCGTGGGATGTTCTTGGAAGCGAGGGTAAGGGCAGCATCCTTGACAGCACCTGTAGACAACTTGAAAGCGCCTGTGAGGTCTGCGATCTTTGTACCCTTTGTACCTTCGTTGTACCAGTCGTTAACACCCTGGAGTGAAGTGCGGTCATAACCGAAGACAGCAGATGTCGCAGCAGAGAGTGTGTTGCGAGCCTGGATGTCGAGGTACTGAGCCATGTGGCGACCGAGCAAACGTGAAGCAGAAGCCATGATGTCATCGAATGATGAGTTCAAGAGCAACTCAGAGACAGCAACGCCGTAACCCTGTTCTGCAACTGTGATTGCAATCTGCTCTGCTGTGAGAGCGTTTGTTGTCATACGAACACCTTCTGTAAGAGGTGTTGGATCGACAGCGAAGTTCTTGTAACGGAGGAAGTTTACACGA